GGCTTCAGGTCCAACTGGCGCGTGACAGCGGTTCCGAGTGTCTCCTTGACGTCTGTCTTCACACCAGCCACAGGATTTTTTCCCAGTGCTGTGACGACGCCAGCGATCGCGGCTCCAGTCTTGAGATTCAGCTCAGCTGGTTGGAATGTGCCACCCTGTGCCTGCAGTGTGTCGTAGTTCTGGGCAGAGGCACTCTGAGCATTGGCAACAGTCTGGCCACCATTCTTGACGTACTTGGATGCAGTTGGCAGGTTGATGTAGAACACCACGTAGGAGGGCACTTCTGTTGTGCCAATGCCTGACAGTGGGTAGCGCAACTGGTTGACTGCATATGGGTCCTTCGCCAGTGATGCCAATGGGCCTATGCCTGATGCTGTGGCTGACTGCGTTGGCGTGAGAACGGATGTCGTGTAGTTGACCATTGGCGACGATTGGCTCAGTGGATAAGTAGAGTGGTCTATTTAGCGTGGTCTCAGATGGCATACAGCGGCATGTTCACACCAACCAACCCCAAGAAGTACCGAGGCGATCCCACGAAGATCATCTATCGTTCACTCTGGGAGCGTAATGTCATGACCAAGCTGGACACTTGGGAGCAGATCCTTGAGTGGAGTTCAGAGTGTCTAATCATACCCTATCGGTCGCCAGTTGACAACTGCATTCACAGGTACTTCCCTGACTTTCAAGTGCGAATGCAGACACCGACTGGCATCAAGACTGCCGTGCTGGAGGTCAAGCCGAAGGCTCAGTGTCGTGAGCCGAAGAAGCCCAAGCGAGCCACCAAGCGATTCATCAGTGAGGTGATGGAGTGGGGCAAGAATCAAGCCAAGTGGGGAGCCGCGACAGCATTCTGTGCTGACAGGGGCTGGGACTTCATGGTCTTGACTGAGGATGACATCTTCGGCAAGGCTAAATAACTCCATGCCAACCAATCCGCAAGACAAGTCCGTCGCCTGGTTCCGGAAGATGATTCTGGACTTTCAGGCCAACTCAGGCTTCCTCAAGCAGCAGGGCATCGCGAAGATCATGGCTCGTCCAGCCCTCGGCCGACTGAATCACTTCTGGTACGATGCCAAGCTCAAGAAGGAGCTTCCATACTGGGACAAGTTCCCATTGGTTGTGCCACTGAACTACTATGAGGATGGCTTCCTGGGCATCAACATGCACTACCTGCCACCACAGGCTCGTATGGCCTTTTTCGAGGACCTGATGACATACCAGTCCAAGAAGGGCTTCTTCGACAAGGTCAAGACCAAGCTGTTCGGCAAGGGTTACGATGCAACGCAGAAGCTCAACGTCAACTACCTGCTGTTGCGTGACACTTCCAGCCTGAATGGTCCGATGAAGGACTGCATCAAGCGATACCTGTATAACCACCTGAAGAGCCCATTCCTTGACATCGAACCGACCTACTGGGAAGAGCTCATCATGCTGCCGACACAGCGCTGGCAGAAGGGCAAGCCATGGTGACACTGATTCCTGGCCTGAACATTCAAGTCGGTGTCAAGCTGCCAGTCTTCGGATCAGGATCCGGATCAGCTGGTGGCAATGGCTTGGGCGTGAACAACATTCAGAACCCAGGCCCAACGAATCCAAGTGCGACACAAGCCTTCAACATCAACAACTTCGTCCAGAACCTCGCTCAACACAAGGAGACTGCCAGGGCTGACAAGTTCGATGTCATGATCCCGATTCCTTCAGGCATCCTCCCACAGGGAGTGGCCGCATCAGCATCTATGCAACAGCTCAACCTGCAGTGTGAGACCAGTGAGCTGCCTGGGCGTGACATTCAGATGCTTGAGTACACGAACCATGCGTTCACTCGGCGCTTGCCACACACCAACAACTATGGTACCCAGAACTTCACCTTCATCGTGACCGGAGACATGTGGGAGAAGCAGTTCTTCGATGCCTGGATGGACTACATGGTTCCGGCTCTGACCGGTCTCGTCAACTATCCGTTGGTCGGAGGCCAGCCACAGTATGAGGTTGACATCACCTGCAACCAGTATGATTCAACAGGCAACCTCAGCTACTCAGTCAAACTGCTTGATGCCATCCCAGTGTCTGTCAGTGCTTTGCAACAGTCCTGGGACAATGACTCCATTCACAAGCTGAATGTCGTGTTCGCCTACCGCAAGTGGGTCTCCAACCAGACTGTGTTCTCATCCACATCACAATCAACATCCACAACTGGCCAGATCTCCAGTCAGACACAAGGTGGCACGAACACTCAACCAGGTTCTCCAAGCCAGCCAATCGACAACCGTGTTCCTCCACCAATCACTGGCAATCAGTTCCAGAGCTCTGCAGAAGCTGATGCCAACCCAGACTACAACTCCGTCGGTCCATAACATTCCATAGGTGATCATCATGAAGCTCCCGCAGACCACATATCCGATCTATGAGGTCCAACTGGTCTCTCAGAAGGACCCCATCAAGTTCCGTCCATTCACGGTCAAGGAGGAGAAGCTCCTTCTGATGGCCATCATGGCACAGGACATCGAAACCATCGTCAACAGCCTCAAGCAGATCATCAACAACTGTGTGATCGATCCGAACTTCAACGTCGATGAGATGGCCATGATCGACTTGGAAGTCATCTTCTGTCATCTGAGGGCACGCTCCATTGGTGAGGTCAGCCAACAGGTCTTCAAGTGCAAGAATGAGGTTGAAGGGCCAGCTGGCAAGAAGCCGTGTGGCATGCTCATTCAGGTGCCGATCAAGTACCTCGAGATTCCGATCATCAACCTGGATGTTGAGAAGCACATCAAGCTCAGTGACACCATGGGTGTCAAGATGAGATTTCCAACCTACAACCTCATTCGACGCATCGCGTCCATGAAGGAGAGGGATGATCTTGAGTTGATCATCGCGGCTGGGTGCATCGACCAGATCTACGACACTGAGAACGTCTACAATGCCAAGGACTGCACTGAGGATGAGTTGATCCTGTTCCTAGAAGGGCTCCTGAGTGATAAATACGAGAAGATCAAAGCCTTCTGTGACAAGCTCCCACAATCCAAGCTGACTGTCGAGAAGGACTGCACCAAGTGTGGCTACCACCATACATTCGTCCTGGAGGGTCTTGAGGATTTTTTCGAGTAGGCTTTAGTCATGATTCCCTGGAGGCTCAGTTTAAGCTGAACCACAGTCTACTCTATCATCACAAGATTGACTTCCGAATGTACGATGATATGATCCCTTGGGAGAGGGATGCGTACATCGCTATGCTTGTTGCTCAGGTTGAAGCTGACAATGAGAAGCGGAAGCTGGAAGAACAGGCCAAGAAGAACAAGCGGAAGCGCGGGCGAAGGTAACCAATGGCGAAGCAACGTACACTCAAAACTGCATCTGGCATGTCCATCAACGAGCTTGCTTTGCAACTCAAGAAGCAGAATCCGAACATCAAGCTGAATGACCATCTGGCGAAGGCGAAGGCCATTATCGAGGCAGAGAACACTGTCAAGTATGGCGGTGGCTCCAAGCTGCGCTACCAGATGATTCGAGCCACACTCGGCAAGAAGGCGGCTGACTACATCACTGATGACCTGGCTGACAAGGCCAAGCTGAAGGAGGCCCATGGTCACTTGAAGGACTACGAAGACTCCATGGCGATGGCGATGGCTGACAAGCAGCATCAAGCCACTGGCAATGCTGGACCATCAATGGCAGCCCTCAAGTCAATCATGGGCAAGCTGGACAAGATCGAGGAGGCTGTCATGGCCATCAAGACGACTCGGGCCGATGAGGTCAAGACTCTGGCAGAACCGATGGCTGAGAAGGTTGATGAGCAGGGTGACAAGGACCTTGCCAGTGGCATCAAGAATCAGTTCCCAGACTTCAAGAAGGATGATGTGGCTCGGCTGATGGCCAGTGTCGCTCACCTCAGCTCACTGGAGGAGAAGATGCTTGCCATCCTGAAGGCTGGTGGCAAGGCTGAGAAGATCCCCAAGCCACATGTGGCCAATGAGGTCAAGAAGGCCCAGATGGCACCAGCCATCAGTGCACCAGCTCCCAATCCAGGCACCACAGAGCCGAAGGGTGAGCATGAACAGGTTGCTCCGCAGCCGATGGCGGAACCAGTCAGCCCTGTGCCTCAAGCGCCGGTAGAGCTCCAGCCTAACTCTGCG